ATTTGCCATGTTTTATTTTTTAAATAGTTCTATTAAGTCGTTTAAATAATCGTTTGCTAAATCAGTACCATAAACAATACTAAATGATTCTGGATTTTGTCTATAATAATCCATAGTCTCGTGTTTGGCTTGTTGTAATAATGGTAATAATTGATTTAATTTTCTTTCTACTTCATCAAACCCCATTAAACGAGAGGCAATGAATTGTTTATTATCAGGATTTTGTACGTTTAAGTCCTGTAGGTACTGTTCAACATTAGTATCTTCTTCCCAAAGTGGTTTAACAATAATACCTTTTGCTGCTTTATTTAATGCTTTTTGGTTAACTAACTTATATTTAAAATCTTTAACATAAACATTATTTTTAACCCCTGTTTCACTAGCTGCAGGACCAGGACCCATAGTTGCTCCAGGACCCTCAGTTACTTTTTTAAATCCAGCTTGCGTATAAGCACCGTACGTGGATTTACGGGGAGAAGGACCGTTATGGTTTTCGCCTGTACCACCTGAGGTAAATCCTGAAGATGAAGATATAGTAGAATCTTCATTTACTGAGGATACTTTTTTATATTCTTCGGGGTAATTTTTTCTTAAATGATTACGGTAATGGTTATAAGCATCTCGAACTTCTTTGGCAATGGTTCTTAATTGAAAATCACCTTTTGCCTCTGGTGAGGCAATTAAATTGTCTATGAAATTTTTTGCTTTAACTAAAGTATTATGAGCATTTTCAAAATCAGCTACATCTTCAATAGACCAAGTAATAGCTCCAGTTTCAGGATCAATAGCAGTAACCGTGGATTTTCTTCCATTGCGTGATTCGGTATCACCTACTTTAAGTTCCTTTAACTTGTATTTAAAATTAGCCATTTACTTTTTCAATTTCTTCTAATAAAGCAAAATATTGTAATAAATTTACCAAATCATCGTTACCTACATTAGATGTTTTACCTAAAGGAGATATCATTTTATTAACTTCATTTAATTTAATTTGGGTTGCCTTGTCGGTTACTTTTTTAGTTAATTTAGTTAATTCTTCTTTAATTTCTACAACTTTAGTATTATAAAAATCTCTTAATTTAGGAGTTGAATCAACTGAATTGATAAATTCTTTTAATACTGATTTTTGGTTATCATTTAATGAAGCATATTTGCCATTAAATTTCTCCAACAATACTTTATAAGTTAAAATACGTAAATCTTTATCATATGATTGAAACTCAACCATCAAATCATCCTCAACTTTTTTCTTATCAACTTGTTTAGTTGTTAATCCTTCTAAAATAGCAATTTTGTTAGAAATAATTTGGTCAGGTGTAGATAATAATTCGCTATTATATATTTCTACTAACGTATATAATGCAGCATAAGACTTATAATTAGATAATTTAGTTTGAAAAAATTCCTCTAAGTTATAATGTTTAGAAATTTCTTGAATTAAATTATACTTTTGTCTTTTTAATGCTCCTCTATTTAAGTTTTTAGAAGATTCAATAACGGAATTAATTACAACCTCTGCTTTGCCTTCTGTTAGATTTTTATACTTAGTTATTGATTCATATAATTTATACTCTCTACCTAACTCAGTTTTTACAAAATATTTTTTTAATATATGTGTTGCTTTCGAATCTTTTCCCGACAGAGTATCTGCAGTAATTTGTCTTACCAACAATTCAAACAGGATTCCTGTATTTTTATACTTCGAATGTTTAATGTTCATTCCCCAAAGGTTTTGTTATAAATATATAAAGATTCTTATTCCTTTAACTTACTTTCATCTAATAATGAATCCCCTAACGTTGAGTTTTCAGCTGTTACTCTTTTACCTAAACCCTCTATTAAAGTTCTGTTTTTAAGGTAAATTTGTTTTGCCTCTAAAGCAAATGGAGAACCTCCTTTTGGTTTAGGATTGATACTATTCGATTCGTTATCATCATTTTTCATTCCTTTAGCACCTAATCTGTCTTTACCAAAATTATCATCTTGTGTATTACGGTCTGTTGGGTTTTCCTCAGGACGACCTAATTCTAAATCACTACCATATCCTACAGGAACATTTTCTGGTTGGTCGTACATTCTTCCTTTACCATATAATGAAGCTAAATCGTGTGGTGTTCCATATGATTTACCTGTCATTTTAGGATCGTTTCCTTCTTCGGCAATCTGATTATAACGGAAAGCACGTTTTTGGTCTTCGGCTATTAAATCTCTATACTCATCAAACTCATCTTGGCTAAAGTGGAACACGTTATCATAAATCCAATCCGTAGGTAATAATTTAGCTTCCATAATCTTTTGAGCCAAATCTACCTTTTGAGTTAATAACGCAATTTTTTCCTGATCGTAGATAATTGAAGGAGTAGTTAAATCTAACTCAAAGTTAGTTAATTCCTCACCTGTATAACCTTGAGAATATAAATGTACTAAAGCAATTTTATATAATTCAGATAATGTAATACGCTGGATACGATCAATTGTACGAGCAAATCTAATATCCTCGGCAGCTAACGTAGCTTTACCACTCAAATCCTTATCGTAACCCATGAATGCTTTAGGTACTTTAAGAGCGGCAAACAATTTATCACGTAAATATGTAACGTCTTGAATACCATCATACTGTAAACCAGGAGCGGTTTCAATCTTAGTAGTAGTATCATTACCTCTCATTGGGATATAAAAATCTTCCAATAAGTTTTGCATATTATACTTTAAGTTATACTCACCTGTTTGGTTATCCATTAATGGAGTACGCTTCATAGTAGAAATAGTTTTCTGCATGAAATTTTCTACCTCGTTTGGAGGAATAGAACCAACGTTAATGTAGAATATACGACGATCTGGTGAACGTGAGATTCTATGAATTAACATAGCATCTTCCATCAACACGTATTGTTTAAATATACGACGAGCTGGTTCCAAATATGAACGGCCATAAGGTAAATAGTTAACATCAGTTAATAACCTAAAGTGAGCCATTTCATAATTATCAAAATAAATACCTGGTTGATTTTCTTGGAAAGAACCTAAAGTAGGAGTACCATAATAACCTGAACCACCAGCGTAAATACCTTCTGGTGAGTATCTAAATCTTACAGCATTTGGATGTTCGTGGTCGTAATTTTCTTGTCTTTCAATATGGTATGCTGTATAAGGAATAACATTATAAACACCGTATTTTTCAGCAATTTCCATTTTAAGGAAAAAGTCACCGTACTTACACATTTGGCGAATCCAAGACCATAAATTAAACTCAATGTTTAATACATCATAGAACAAGTTGTAAAGGATTTGTTGAACATCCTCGTTACTACTTTTAATATGAAGCACCTCACCCATATCATTTTTAAGAGTAGATTCATCGGCAACAATATCAAGAGCAGAAGCAACAATAGCATCATAGTCCATGTTATCATAATCCGAATAAACCATAGTACGTAAGTACTGCCAGTTTATGTTGATTTGAGCTCCTAATAAAGAGGAGGCTGCGGGGGAGTATAGACGATTGTATCTATCTACTAGCGAATTAGTTGCTACATCTCCTGAACGTTGAATTGAGTCAACATCCATTACTTTTAATTCACTGTTACCCTGATTTCTAATGATAACGTCTGTTGAAAACAGTCGTTGTAATCGGGTAAATAAACTTTTATCAGCCATTTTTATGTTTTATTATATACTATAAATATTTACAAAATCCAACTAATGTCCTCCATCCCCTTATCTGTTTCTAGTAGGTATGGATTTTTTACTTGGTTTGGATTATAAGCGCCAATATACGAAGTCTTACTCATATTGCCTAGTGTAGCGCGAGTCATATCATGACCTTGTTGTTGGAATTTTAGTGACGTGTCTCTTAAATACATGGCAATACCAAAAGGCATAACTAAATCATCATTATAGCCTGTTTGGGCCTCAGGTCTACCATTTTTCCATACAAATACTTTCATTTCCTCAACTAAACGTTTTGAACGGATAGTTACAGAACGGTCACCAACAAATTCGCGGAATTTATTCACAATTAACGGTCTAGTACGCATTGACATTGTAAATCCAGGGGTCATATCGGATGAACCCTCATATGTCTTTAAATACGACTCTGCTGTGAATTGGTCTGATTTAGGTGATTGGTATAGGTTACGATAACCTCGTTCAATTACAGCATCAATAGTGGCCCATCCAATAGAGGCATTTTCAATTACTAATAATGCTTGATTATATTCTGTGGCAACTCCTACTAGAAAATATCCAAATTCTTTAGTAGGTAATTGTCCTCTATATTCAGCAACTTGCACGTTGGTTGCAATATCAATTACGTGACAAGTTGAAAAATCTTTACCATCACCTCTAGCTACGTCAGCTACTACCATATAATCTCTTGTATAGTCTGCTGGTTCCCATACCCAAAAGTTCTGGTCAGCGCCTCTCCTTTCGAGAGGATCTTTTATTGTTGTTTGAGTGATAAATTCTAACCACTCGTTATAAAATACTACATCACCTGATGTACTAAAATCACAATCACATTCCTGTGATGCTAATCTAGGATCTCCTAATAATTCATCTTGGCGTTTTCTCCAAGCCTCGTCTCGTTCAGGGTGAACGTACCAAGGTAACTTAATAGGTAAAAAGTCATTTTCTTGATTTTCTGCTGAAACCCATGTTTTATGGAACCAGTTACCTGTTCCAAAGGGAGTTGATAGTACAATTGCACCACCACCTGTTGCTAATGTTTGTTGAGCTGAAGCCCAAATTTCACCAATTTGTTCAATGAAAGCTGCCTCATCCACTATCAACAAAGAAACGGCTTCTGAACGACCTGCATCACTTGATGCTGAAGTGGCTTTAATTTGAGAACCGTTATTTAATCTTAATGTTAATTTGTTATGTTCGTCTGCTGGTATTTTAAGCCATGAAGGTAAGTTATCAAACATAAACTTAACCTTTGTAACCATGTTTTTAGCTGTTTCCTGCTTTGTAGCAATACACAACACGTTTTTATCCTTTTGGAATAACATTAACCATAAAGAATAACCAGCCGCTAATGTTGAAATACCTAACTGACGAGATTTTAATACAATTGAATATGGGTTATCTCTAAATAAACGTAATGTTTTTTCCTGAAAAGGATATAAATTAAATATTACTCGACCTCTTTGTGGGTGTTGAATATTACAATATTTTTTCATAAAGTGAGCCGGATCTTGGGCACACTTTAGATATTCTTCTCTTATTATTTGTTTTAAATCTTGACTCATAAGGCTATTAATAAGCCCGATATAATACCAAGGATTCCACTAATGTAACCTAAATTTCTTCGCTTAAGGGCTGTTTTGTATTCGTTTTTATATAGTGTAACCTCTTTATCTTTGTTTTCAATTAATTGCTTATAATCACCTTCGTTTTTAACATATAAAGCAATTTGAGCATCTTTAATTTTAATAATACTGTCTTGATTGAATACAATCTTATCTAAGATAATAATAGAGTCACGAGTAACTCCTAATTGATCCTTTAAATAATTTCTTTCTGTTTTAACTACTAATGCCTTTTTTAAAGCAATACAAGGTACACAGCAAGTTGAATCATTTAAAAGAGTTTGAGAACTCAAGGGCAGCATCAGCATTAGACATAGCAATGATGCGGTTATGTTCTTTATTATATTTTTCTTTAAATTCATTTGCTTTTTTATTTAAATTTCCTAATTTTTTCTTATCCTCATTTACCATATTTCCTAAAACACAAGCTATAGAATCTAACTGCTTAATCTTATCTGAAGTAGAATCTATTACACTATATAGTGAGTCGTTTTGAGTATGTAACCTATCTAATTCGGCTTGGAATTTTTTATGAGATGGTAAAGCAAAAAGGACAATTAAAGTAGCTATTAAAGCACCTAATCCAAAACTGATTATAGGTTTCATATTATCCAATCAAATCTCCAGTATCAATTTTAACGTCTCTTTCTTTAAACGCTTTAACTAATTCTGGTTTCTTAATAAATTGTTTTAGGGCAGCCATTTTCTTATCTCTTTCAATTCCTTTTTCCATATCTTTTACTTTAGTAACTAAAGTTTTAAGTTTAGATTTAAAGTCGTCAAACTGGTCGTTAGGAATTTTAAACTTAGAAACGGTTTTAACTTTTTCCTTTTCTAATTCTGCTTTGGTAGGTTCTCTATCTTCATCTTCTTCCTCTAAAGTAACGCTTTCGCCTTGTTTTAGGGTATTAATTGCTGCTGGTTTATCTTTTACTTTAGAATAGTTAGGATCCTTTTGCATATCTGCTACAGCTCCTGCCCCAACATCAGTTGCTTCATCTATTTCTGATAGTATTTCTACAATGTATTCTTTAATTTCTGCTTTTAATTCAGATTTTTTCATGATTATAAATATTAACCAAAAATTGTCTCTGTCATTTTTGCAATACGTTCCTCAGTTGAACCTTTTAATTCAACAAAATGCTTAATTTTATGATTACTCCTATATAATATTAATTTAATAATACTATCAATAGTTTCTCTATATTTTAAATCAGTTTCTCTAACTCCATTATCTTCCATCTCTACGCCTTCAGGTGATACATAAAACACATAATCATATTCACCTACTAACTTGTAAGCAGCATCACAAAATGCCTCAGCATCATAATAATCAATTGATTTAGCTGCTTTAGTAAACGCCATTACATCAATTACAGTTCTATCTGTAATAAGATTTTCATTCATTAATTCAGCACAACGTTCAGCTAAAAATACAAACTGACCTTTCAATGTAGAATCTGTATTTAATGGAATACCTAAATCACGTAAATACTTAGAACGCTCAGTAGCAAAATTATAACCTTCAAACTCAGGTAAAGACATTAAAGCA